GGTTGGCATGAAATGAATACCGGAATCATCTGGATCGTGCCGCCGAAGGAGCTGGGACGGGCGATGGAGCGCTACGGCGCCCGGGCGATCGCGGCGGTCAAGACGCTGGCCGATTTCTTCGCGCAGAAGATGCAGGACGAGATGCGGCGCAATGCGCGGTGGCAGGATCGCACCGGCAATGCGCGCAGCGGGCTGTTCTCGATCGCGGCGCTGGCGGCGGCGGACGCGGTCGCGATTTATTTGTCGCACGGGCACACGGTGGAGTATGGCAAATGGCTGGAGCTGGCGAACGGGGGCAAATACGCGATCATCATGCCGACGTTGCGGCGCAACCTGCCGGAGATTGAGAGCGCGCTCAAGCGCCTGCTTGCGTGATGCGAGACACCTATGCCGACACTGACCGCACGAATCTCGCAGTTCTTCAGGCGCAAGGAGCCAGAACCGGTCATCACTTCGCGCGAGATACCGCAGCCGCCGACGCAGCCGATCGAACTGGCGCGACGCTTTCAGGCCGAGCGCGAGCGCAAAGATTTGGTGCACATCTGCAACCGGATGTACGAGGAAGACCCACGGTGCGAGGGGGCGATCAATACCCTGGCGCGCGACGTGGTGAGGGGAAGTTTTACAGTCAAGGTCCAGAATCACCACACGGCCGGCGACGTGGCGCAGGCGATGGCCGATCGGCTGAAGGTCGAAACGACACTCGACGACTGGGTGCGTGAGTGCTTCATCGAGGGGGATTCGCTGCTGGAAGTCGGCGTGAGTGCAGCGGATGAGATCGCGTTGGTGACCCGCAAGCCGACGCTGCACATGCGACGCAACTCGGATCGGACGGATCAGTTCACGGACCCGCTGCGCGCGTTCTGGTATTCCGAGAATCCGATAGCAATCGTGGAGGCTCCGCTCGATGCGATCTGGTTCGCGGAGTGGCAGATCATCCATGCACGGTGGGGGCATCGCACCAAACGGAAGTACGGCCGGCCGCTGTTCGCTTCGGCGGTATCAGCCTGGAAACGTGTTGGCGAAGGCGAGATGGACATTGCCGTGCGGCGCAAGACGCGCGCTGGAATGAAGTTTTTGCACGTCGTCGAGGGCGCGGACGGGGCGGCGCTGGAAGCCTACAAAGAACACAACAAGGCTGCGCTCGATAATCCATTCGCGGCGGTGACCGATCTGTTCACGAACAAGCCGGGCAGCGTGCAGGTCATCCAGGGTGACGCCAAACTCAGCGAGATCGACGATGTGGTGCACCACATCGAGACGTGGTGGACGGCCTCGCCGACGCCGATGGCGCTGATCGGATACGGCAAAGACCTGAACCGCGACATTCTGGAGCAGAAGCTTACGCAATATGAACGTGCGCTCGACCAGATCACGCAATGGGCCGAGGATGAGTTCGTCAGGCCGCTGCTGGAGCGCGAGTGGCTGCTGCATGGAATCTTCCCGCCCGGGCTGCAGTACGAGATCGAGTGGAAGAACAAGGCGTCGACGTCGGCGGCGGATTTAAAAAACGTGGCGGATGCGATCGTGCGCTTCAAGGCACTGTCGATGCCGGATGAGCTGATCTGGTCGATTGTCGGGCGGTATCTGCCGTGGCTGGATTTGACGACTATCCTGGCTAGTGGGCAGTCGCCGATCGCGACGGATGGGTTGCCGGCGCGATTGAACAGCGGATTGGGAGGATAGGGACGGATCAGAACAGTGGATTGGGAGAAGGGGACGGATCGGAACAGCGGATTGAGAGAAGGGGACGGATTGGAGAGGGATGGAACTGGCGGACATCAAGCCCGGGCATGTGTGGAGGATTCAGTATCAGGCAATGGTGCGGATGCTGTTGTTCATCACTGGACAGACGCACGAGATGCTGAATACGCTGGCCGGCGACGCCTCGAAGGCGATCGTGCAGGCGGCGGGCGAGGCTGGCACGCTGGACGGCCTAGGCTATTACCAGGCGCAGAGCAATATCGAGGGGCTGTGGTCGGAGACATTCAAGGAGTGGAAGAGGCAGTTCGAGGTGTTGCGAAGCGAGGCGGTGGCGATCGCGTTCGGCGGGTTGTGCGCGCTGCACGAACGATTCGTCCGCCCAGCTCTGCCGGTGCTCGAAAGTGCGGGCGCCCGAGCGGGCCTCTTCCAGGAAGCGATGGTGATCGATTACGTGTTTCAGCCGCAAATGCAGGCGGTGCTCGACGCGGCTGGCCGACGGATTTACACGGATGGGATACCGCTGTCGTCGCGCATCTGGAAGTTAGATCGCAACACGCGAGAGGGGATCAAGCAAGCGCTGGCTGAAGGTGTAGCATCGAGCAGGAGCGCATGGAATATCGCCAAGAACCTGCAGAGCTACCTAGGCGGCGGGGCGGACTGTCCGCGCTGGACGAGCACACGGCTGAGACTGACCAAGAAAGAGATCGCGTTCGGAGATCTGCGCGGATTGAAGAGCGGCGAGGAGTGCCGCGGCCAGGGCGTGGCCTACAATGCGCTGCGGCTGGCGCGCAACGAGCTGCAAATTGCTCACGCGATGGCGACGGACAGCATTATGCAGAGGCTGCCATTCGTGGAGAAGGAGCAGATCAACCTATCGCCGTCGCATCCGCAGGATGACGAGTGCGATGCGGTGATCGCCGGCGGGGAGAACGGTGCGGGGATTTATGCGAAGGGGACGATCGGTCTTCCGATTCACGTGCAATGTTTATGCTTCAAGACGGCGGTGTTGCAGAAGCCGGACGAGTTTGCGGGCCAGTTGCACGGGTGGATGGATGGCACGCAGCCGTGGCCAGCGATGGATGCGTATACTGGCATGATCGGCGGCGGGGTTGGGGCGGACCTGTCGGGGGCGTCGGCGCTGGCGTCGCTGCTGCGGTGGGCGGGCGGATCGTATGGTGAGATGAGTGGAGTGTTCAGATAGCAGTAGTCAGATGGGGCGAGTAGTCAGTAGTCAGATGGTCAGTAGTCAGATGTCAAACGAGGTGGTGTCATGAATACGGAAGATGATCATTCGGAATTCGTCATTGATACGAGGACCGCGATTAGGTTGCCTGAGTGGGTTCTGGATTTCGAAAAAATAAAGACTGTAGAGGATGTGGTGGCTGTGCTGCGTGGTCTGGACATTCGAGTGTTTGGTGTTGGGCCACAGTATGAAGTGCTCAAGCCATACCTCAAGAGAGAGCCGCCTGACGCTCAGGCTGTGCCGTAATGCCACTATGTGCCGGTTACTGGACTTGTCGGCAGGAAAGATCGGATGAAGGTGAACGAGCGGAGTGTTGAGATTCCTTGGATGCTGAGCAAGGTTGGGTATCCGAAGCGGGTGCTGGATGTGGGAGCGGCCGACTCGACGTATCTGTTCGATTTGGTACAGCGGGCCAGGTTGGTGTACGGCATTGATACCCGCATGTTTGATGCGCCTCCAGGAGTCATTTTCGAGGTGCGCGACGCGGGGGCGATGCCTGCTGAGTGGTCGGGGGAATTTGATTGCGTGACATGCGTGAGCACGTTGGATCATGTTGGCCTGGCGGCCTATGGGAATGCGCCCAGGACCGGCGCGTTGCTAGAGGTGGCCGACGAGATAAGGCGAGTGACAGCGCCGGGTGGTCGGCTCCTATTGACGGTGCCATTCGGTGCGGATCGTGTAACGAAGTTTTCCGCTGGTATGCAGCGGGTGTTCGGAGGCGCGGCGCTGGCCTGGTTATTTCAAGCGCCTTTGGACGAGCCGCGGGACAGTCGATGGAAGTGGCTCAATGTGCAGGTCTTCCGACTAATTGACGAGGTCTATGTGGCTTCCAATATGCTGGCTTGTTGGGAATGCCAGTACCTCGAGGATCGAGCCGAGGCGGTGCTGTGCGCGGAACTGCAACGGTGCTGAATGGCGCTTGAAGGTGACCTGCTGACTTCGCTCACGGGCGACACGACGCTGATGGCTGCGCTGACTGGCGGAGTGCACAGCGGCACGCGCATCAGCCGGCAATATACGCCGACTGCGTTCGATGCGAATGGGGAACTCCTACCGTGTGCGTTGCTGAAGATGGCGACGGATATTCCCGTGCTGCCGCATGGGCGGGGCAGCCGGCAAATGGTGGACGTGTACCTTTACCA